TAACGCAACAGCAGTTAGAAAGAACCTACCCGTTTTTAAGTGCTGCTGCTAATGAAGCAACACAACGTGCTTTAAGTGCCAGTAAAGAATGGGCTGCTTATAAACAAGGCTTACCTACTACAGCACAGGATATTATGACAGCCAAACAAAATCAACTTACCAGTGCGGCACAAGCTAAGTACCTTGAGGATTTAGGAATAGCATCACTTAATACATCAGCGAAACAACAAGCAAAACTTGGTTATACTGGAAAGAGCTTTTCAAGTTAATTGAACAGCTTTTTATTAAACTAGTTTTTTAATAAAAATTTAATCATGGGATCTTCAAACCAAAAATCAAAATCGCCAACAGTTATTTACTCGCCGCCTCCTCCTCCTCCAACAACTACTGATGTACCCTCACAGTCTTATGAGACTCAAGTACGGTTGGATGAGATTGCCAATGCACAAGCACGTTCAAATGCAGAGTTTGGTGCAGAAATAGATCGCAGTCAAAACGAATTCTTTACTAATCAAGATATTAGGAGAGATCAGGCCTCTGCTGGTGAACAGCGGATGACAATAGGAAAGCAGGGTGAAGAAGAACGTGCAACAGTAGGCGCAAAAGGTGAGCAAGAACGTTCAACACAGAGAGAACGTTATGCTGGTGAGCAAGTTTTAATAGGTGCTAGAGGAATACAAGAACGTTTAGGAATTGAAACCTCAGGCGCTCAACAACGTCTAGGAATTCAAGAATCAGGTACTCAACAACGTTTAGGTATTCAAGAAACTGGTAAAGAAGAACGTTCAACACAAAAGGAACGTTATGCTGGCGAAGAATCACTAACTAAAGTTAGGGGAACAGAAGAACGTTCTGGAATTAGAGAAACCGGTTCTGAAACACGTGCTACCGTTCAAACCAGCGGCCTGGAACAGCGTTTAGGAATTAAAACTTCAGGAGAAGAAGAAAGAGAAACAATTGGTAAATCAGCAACGGAACAACGAGCTTCTGATTTACAGAAAGAAATGTATAGGCGTTACGCAGAAAATAGAGATTATGAACAAGCTCAAAATCAGTATCGAACATGATTACTTGGATTAAAGAGTTAACAGAAAAGGAAAGAGAATCTTTTCATGCGTTTTGCAAAAAAACGCTATCACCGATACAAATGTATCTTTATGCAAGGTTTCTAGGTTTTACTGGAAGCATAGTTGAGTGTAATGAATGGGCGCAAGGAATACATTCAAAGAAAAATTTTAATGCCATATTAGAAGAAGAAATTGAGTTAATGCAGTTAGACATTTCAAAGTTACGTGATGCAATTGATCTTGGAATGGTTAAACAAGATATGGGAACAGCAAGGATTGCTATGTTGCAAAAAGAATTACGCGGCTCAATAAAACAATTAAATGATGAGAAAGTTTTAACAGATAAACAAGGGTTGATTCTTGCCGGTGCAGATCGCGCCTTACGGGAAATGCTATCAATCTTTCGTGACGACCCTATTGAAGGACCGCTTCAAGAAGCGTCCATGGGGGTATGGACAAAAATATTGGCAGAAGAATCTTAAAGTTTAGTGCCTTAAGCTGATGGCATGGCAGGAACATCACTTTATTCCGTTTACCGAAGAACCGCACGTGCTGCAGCAAAACAACAGATAGTAAAAAAAAGTTCCAATATTGACATTGAGCTGGCAAGAAAAGATTTTGCTTATTTTTGCACGGTAGTTGGAGACAAACCACCAGCGACACATCACCTTCTCTGGCACCAGCACTTATGTACTGGAAATAGCTCAGAATGTTTAATTAATATTGCTGGTCCAAATGTAGATATACTAGGTCCTAGGGGTAGCGCAAAAAGTACAATTTTAGGTTTATTTACAGCATGGACAATTGGTGTACATGCTTTAAACAAGAAGCCATTAAAAATTCTTTACATTTCTTATACTGTTGATGTAGCCAGGCCAAAAAGTGCTGCTATTAAAAGAATCATAGAAGAAAGTAAAACATATAAAGAAGTATTCCCAATGGTAAAAATTGCCAAAGGAATTAATAGTAACGAATACTGGAGTATTGATTGGAAATTTGCCGGTATCAGATCTACCGGTGAAGAAGAATTCACTCTTTGCTGCGCTGGCCTAAAAGGTGCCGTTACATCAAAACGTAGCCATCTATGTATAATAGATGACCCGATTAAGAGCTCTGACGACATTAAGAACAGAGATATACGAGTAGCAATGGAAGATAACTGGAACTCAGTTATTACTCCTACAATGTTTGAAGGTGGGCGTGCAATTTGCCTTGGTACTAGGTTCCGTCATGACGATGTTCATGCCAGTACTTTTACACCTGGTAATGATTGGGTTCAAATTGTTCAATCCGCAATAACGGTAGATGATCAAGGAGAAGAGGTTTCTTATTGGCCAGAGATGTGGTCACTTGAGTATTTACAAGATCGTCGTCGTCAGGCTCCTATAAGTTTTAGTTTTCAGTATCAAAACCAAATTGTACAAACAAGTGAACTATCTGTATCTCCAGATTTAATTATTAAGGGTCAAATTTCCACTCAGTTTGATGCGTTAGGCATTGGCGTTGATTTGTCTGCTGGAATAAAAGAACGAAATGACTATACTGTTTTTGTTATGGGCGGAAGAGTCGGTGACAAAATTCATATTATTGATTGCAAACGAATCAGGATTATGGGTAACTTAGAAAAATTAGAAGCATTAATGGAAATGATGTATGAGTGGGGAGTTGTTCACAAAGATGGGAAAGATTATCATCCGACTGGAAACACTATTGATGTATGGTCTGAAGCTGTAGCTTATCAAGCATCTTTAGAAGCTGATTTCAGAAGAATCTGTCAAGGTGATCATGGACTTTACAATATTAATTGGCATCCTGTCAAAGGATTTCGCGGAGACAAAGTAGCACGTTTTAGGGGAATCATGGGTTTATTTGAACAACGTAAGCTAATCTTTAACAGGTACCGTAAATTTATGGCCTTAACTGATGAGATCGTAAATTTTGGTGTCAGTTCCCACGATGATTGTGTTGATGCTTTAATTTGGCTTTGTAATGGTTTAATGACCAGAGGAAAACTAGAGCTAGAGTATTGACGCAACTTAAACTTATACAAACACTCAAAAATGTCTACCGGCTATTACGTCATCGAGCTTGAACAGGACGCTTACGGCTCCGCCCTGCTCCCACTTCCCGACGAACTTTGTCACGACATGTCCCTCATCCCTGGGGAACAATTTGATGTCGAGGTAGAGGACGATGTGATTACATTCAAAAGATTGCATGCTGGTTACAAAATTGAGGCATAATAGAAAAACAGGTATTTTTCAAAAATGAGCGATAGCAAGTCAGCGTTAGATTCTATCCTCAAATCCGTTGTCAGTCGAGACGGAGGTGGCTCTGCGGACACCATGCTGGTGAATGCACACCTTGCCCAAATGAAAATGTTTGGGATTCGTCAAGGCGTGGAATTTTATCCTGACCAGGATAATTTCGGTACACAGCGATTTGATTTTGTTCAACAAGTAATTCGGTTTAATAAACTTGATGCAAGGTTGGATTCCATCTGGGATCGGTTTCTTGCATTTGGAAAAGGTTTATTTTATATAAGGCCTACAAAAAAAACTTATCGTTTATATTGGTTTGATAAAGATGCTTACCGTTCATATTATAGTTCCGACGGCGAACTAGAAGAAGTAATAATTATCTATCCTTATAAAGTAAAATCAAATCGTGGTTTTTCTGGAGTAGGTTTATCAACAGATAAACGCTACATGAGATTAAGAATTACAGCGACTGAAATTGAAGAGTATCATAGTGAGCAAGAATTAAATTTTGATTCAACATTAGAGTTTGCAACGTTAGGGAAGAAGACAGTTATAAACACAATGCAATTCATTCCTTGTGTTGAAGTTTTCAATAATCCAGATGCTTTTGGGACAGAGGGTAGTGGCGAATTTGAGTGGCTAAGCAATCAAATTATTGCCCACGATGAGATGGTAAAAAATATTAGGGCTAATCTTTCTTTCTTTGGGAACCCAACTTTACTTTCTTCCCGTCCTAAGCAAGATATTATTGAGCAAAAAGATGGAGATGTTTCTCAAAGACCAAGTATTGCAAGCCAGTCTGGGTTCCAATCTGACTTTCCGCTTTCAAGTTCTACTTATCGCCAAGATAATGTAACCAGACAAGCCCCTGGATATATTGGAAGACCGGGTACTGGAATGAGGGTGCCGCGTGTTATTGCAAACCTTGAGCCTACGGACCGCGTTGGTTTTATTACCCCCAATGCAATAAGCACCGATCAAGCAAGATACGCAGAACAGTTACGCTCCGAGATACGTTTAGCCCTTGGAGGGATTGATGACTTAAGTATTACAAATGTAACTGCAACTGAAATTAAATCAGCTTACGGTCGCGTAAGTGCTACAGCTAAGAAAAAATGTTTGCAAATTTATACATACGGAATTTGTAGATGTTTTGAGTTAATGATTTTTCAAGAAGAACAAATATTTAGGAAAACACTTGCTTTTAGTTCTGGTTTAAAGTATCCTGATCCACCTGAAGACTCAGAAGATCCAAAACTTGAAGCAAAGTATGAGAAAGCAAAAGCTAAGTATGAACAGGGTTTACAAGCCGCAATTGATAACGCAATACAAACAAAAACAATACCGCCAGGGGTTTTAGGTCTTGCCCCAGATGGGGATAGAACCGTTTGTTGGCGATGGATGGGTCCTGTTTATGAAGACACCGCTCAAGATAAACTTAACCAATCTATCTTTACACGTAACCTACAGGAATTAGGTGTTGATAGCATTGAAGCACTGAAGTATTTGTTCCCTTCAAAAACGGACGACGAAATCGCAGGCATGCTCTCCGGTTTCCCGTTCCGCATGGTGGGTGAAGTACAGAGGGCGATGTCTACTTTCATTGACCTGGTTAACCAGCAAATGAGGACCCCGCATCCGCAGCAGCCGGATATACCGATGGCTGCGGACCCACGTCTTGATCTTACACCGTTCCTTTACCGAACTCTCGAAAGCCTACAAAAAGAGGTAACCTATGCAGGCCGATACCGCAATGCCGACCCAATCGGCACCCCAAGTATCTCAGACCCAACCGATCAGCTACGCGGCTCCAGTTTCTCAAACAGCAGCCTACGCGCCAACGGTTTCAACAACGTCCCAATGGGTGGCGCCTTACCAGCAGG